ATCCTGGTTTAAGGGGTGTGGCGAGGTTGTGACCTATTTCGATCGCAGGTAATATACACCCAAATAAGTTATAAAATGGCAAGAGGTCCCAGTCGCCAGCATAAACCTTCGTCTCGAACATATCAGCTATACTAAAAAGTTCGGCCACCAAAGCAAGGTCAATGCGGTTTGGGGGGACGTCTACATAATTTGCATTCAAAATTGAACAAATATTCCCAGGCTCGGATACGGGGTGGCCTACGAAGTGGGCCGGATTGACATTCGACCCCTTGGCCACGAGACTCGTCACAAAGTCTCTTGGCCCTTGGAAGTCATCCCTGAAATCAGACTTGAAATTGAGACTTTGGAGGACCCACCTGATATCCCCACCGGCCCTATTCAGTATGGCATCTGTCGCATCGGGCGCGATGACTTTGATTTGATCAGGTGTGGGTATAGGGAATTGGTGGACCACGAATTCGAAATCAAATTTAGGGATCACATGTGAAATGATAACAAAGACGGCGCTCGTGGGGGCGCCCGTCAGTTCACGGACCCCGACCAGGTCCTGAATCGCCTCGTACTCATCGAGTATCACTGGTAAATTTGATGAACGAATTTTCTCCAGAAAATCGAGAGTCTCGTGCTTGGAGCGGAGCACGTCAGCCGTAATCTCGATGCATGGGTTCAGTTCGTGACACACGGTCCACGTTTTACCGATACCCGACTTGCCCACCACAGCCACGACGCGCCCGAGCTTCGTAAATTGGTCGTCGCTTTTTTGTTTGGGGCTCTTAGAAAAGTACCGATCCATGGCGTCGAGTGAAGCTGATATGGATGAAGAGTCCTTGTCTAAGCAGGTTCTCGGTATGATACTAGAGAACAATGCTATACGGGACACGGCGTTCCCTTACTTGACTGGTTGGATTGTTTTTAACGTCATCATCCTGATCTTGCTGATTTATATCTCAGTGAAAATTAGCTTGAAATGAGCGTCACACTGAAGCGTGCGACGAACGGCATCCATAAGTTCATGGCCATCTTCCCAGATGGTAAGGTGGTTAGGTTCGGTCGCAGAGGATTTTCGGATTACACTTTACATAAAGATCCAGAAAGGATGAAGCGCTACCTTACAAGGCATCGATCCAGGGAGAACTGGACGCGGTCCGGAAGGTACTCGGCGGGTTTTTGGTCCCGACATATTTTGTGGAGCGAGCCGAGTTTCCAGGCGGCTCTGCGCAAGACCCAAAGGGTACTTGGTCGTAAAATTATCTTCACCAAATAATAATGCCGAGTCCATATGCATGGCTGGCTGCCGCATTTGTTTCCTTCATGATGGCTGTGGCGTGCGCAATTTACTACTCTAAATACAGGGTAGAGGGCGACGACCAATCCACCGCGATCAAGGCGGCCAAGATTGGCATGTATCTGCTGTTCCCAGCGACGGTCTTATTTGTCATAGGTTTCCGGTGGGCCTCCAGTAGTCAGGCGCAGGTGGATGCTGAGACCGCAGCAGGCTTCCCACCAATTGATGATCCCAACTCACCCGAGGGGCGGCTCGAGGCGGCGCACCAGCAACTCCTCAAGGCTATGGCGACGCTCGAGACACAAAAGGCGACCCTCCAGGAGCGCGCCACGGCTATAAAAGCAACCGAGGCCACTGCGGCCAACCTTAAAGCAAAGGGTGTTATTAATTAATAGATTATGGTCCCAATTATTGGACTCGTGGGGAGATCACGGGTCGGCAAAGATACAGTTGCTGGGTTCTTTGCCGACACGCACAAGGCGCGAAAGTTGGCCCGTCCGGTCAAGGACGCTTGCAAAGCGCTCTATGGCTGGACGGACCTCGAGGTTGAAGGACCGGCCAAAGAGGATCTTGATTTGAGGTGGGGGCTCACACCCCGTGTGGCGATGGTCCACCTCACGGATGCGCTACGATCTTTTCACGGGCCTGGGTTTTTCACGCGTCAATTTTTTGACACGTGGGACGGAACCCCTATGATCGTGACCGATGTGAGATACAAGAGGGACCTCGATGAGATCCATGCAAGGGGAGGGGTGACTATTAAAATTAGTCGAGACGCGGGGCCTGGTCATGAATTTGAAGATGAAATTGATCAATTACAAACTACATATGAGATTACAAACAACGGAACCCTAGATGGTCTTCGCGGACAGATCGACCGTCTAAAATTTCGACAAGATTCTCTTAATGATAAGAGTGGCCATCGTTACCTGCAAGGCCGAAGAGGCCATGCGGGCCCGGATGCTCTTGGGAACAATGTCACCGTAGCCAGTCGTCGTCGAAGTGGTCACTGTGAAGTAAAAGAGGGCCCAGAAACGCTCTTTGCGCTCCTTCGGCAAGTTGCTAATGTCGTCATCCGTGGCCCACGAGTACAGGAATGCGGCAAAGACGAAATTCAAGGCGAGCAAAATAGCCACGAGCTTGATCATTTACATTTACTTTTGAAATTAACTCAGGTCGACCGTCTGGGACTGACCTGAAGCCTGGCAGCTCACGGCGACCGAGAGGCGCGTGAAAGCCTCGGGGGTCCGGTTCCCATCGTAGTTCATGGTGCAGCCGGGTGCGATGCCGATCGATCCCGCCTCGGCGAACGCATCCTGGTTCGCGCCCAGGTACGCAAAGGTCCAGCCCTCCTTGGTCTTCTGCTCGATGAGGTCCTTGATGTGCGCCTTGGTGAACTTGTGGCTTGCATTCTCGAGGCCGTCCGTCAAAATGACAACCGACGGGTTCGAGGTTCCCTTCCACTCCTTGACGAGGCGGCCGATCGCATCCATGAGAGCAGTTGACCCGCGGGGCTTGTACGTCTCGCGGGTCAGGGGTGTGACGTCATTGATCTCGGTACGCTCACACGTCACGCGATACTCGTGGTCGAACTGGATCAGGGTCAGGGTCCCACCAGTAGCCTTCTGGTCAGCCAGGAACGAGTTGAAACCACCGATTGTGTCGTCCCAGCAGGACTCCATGGATCCGGAAACATCGAGCAGGAAGACCCGGTCCATTCTTACTTGTTGTTGGGGCGTCTGGCTTTAACTCGGCGCACGTGCTTTGCTCGTGATACTGAGCTCAGTCGGTGCGAGTTTGGCGTGCGCATGACATTATTTTTGTTCTCAAGGGCCCCTTTGAGAGCCTGTTCGAGTAGGGCCAAATGTCGCACCATTTTGTTATTACCGTACCCACGTGGACCATATGCTGGAGATGGAGTCATTTATTTCAGCTTAGAAATAAAATCTCAATAAGACCTAGAAGTCTTGCTTCTGATGGTCGGGGTTGGAGTTCTCACCGAACTCCTTCTCTCACATAAACCTGAAGATACCTTTTACGTTTACGAACTGGGCATTCTACAACGGGCGTACAAAGAATGGCTGCGGGTATTCCCGACCATCCAGCCATTCGTCGCCGTCAAAGCAGGTCCGGACCCAAGGTTCATAAAGGTCCTTGCAGACCTGGGTTCTTCGTTCGACTGCGCAAGTCCCGCCGAGATTGATCTCGTGTTAGGAATGGGCGTCGAGCAAGAACGGATCATCTACGCGAATCCGTGCAAACGCCGACAGGAGATTGCACATGCGAAAAACTTAAATATCAAGTTGACCACGTTCGATTCAGTATGTGAATTGGAAAAGTTGGCCGAGGGTGGGTGGAGCGACGTCGTCATTCGAATCAGATCTGACGATCCCGGGGCGCGGTGTTGCCTGGGCACAAAATATGGAGCAGAACTCGAAGATTGGGCAGAACTGTTTACAACTTCAAAAAAACTTGGTTTAAATGTCGTTGGTGTTTCATTTCACGTTGGATCGTTTGCATCATCGGCCGATGCGTTCGTATCGGCAATTTCCAAGGCGCGCGCAGCAGTTGAAATGTCGTGGAACTACGGTTTCAAGCCGACGCTCATCGATATTGGCGGTGGGTTTTCATCAACAGAAATTTTCGATCTCGGTCCTATTCCTGAAATAATCAACAACGGATTAGCTCTATATTTTCCAGAAACAACGTATGAATATATAGCAGAACCAGGCCGTTATTTTTTCGAACACGTTGCAACGCTGGTGACGCCGGTCACTGGCATGAAAGGGAACGGCGTCACAATTTCAGAGTCTCTGTATGGAGCTTTCAATTGTGTTCTTTTTGATCATGCACAACCCATGCCAAGCAATTTTATAATGAAACATCAAGGACGTCTTGTTGACCGAATGCTTTTCGGAAACACATGTGACGGTGGAGACTGTATTTCAAAGAATATCAAACTTCCCGAGAATCTCGAGGTGGACGATTGGATAGTATGGCCACGTATGGGAGCATACACGTTCGCCGCAACTACCACATTCAACGGATTCAAGTATAATGAACGTTACGGTATTTATATGTGAAATTTCCATACAAATCCTCCCGCCGTTTTTAATTTTCCATTACAGCATTTACTAATAGAAGATGAGGGTACACCACCTTTAGTCGCATGTTTTGTACTTGCGTATGTTTCTATAAATTCACCATCTAATGTGAATTTGTCTATTTTCTTGAATTTTTTTAAAATAGTATCGATTGTTTGTCGCTTTCCCTTATTCATTTCACTCAAATGTTTTTTTTCATCATCTGTATATTTTCTACCAAAAAATGGATGTAATGATCCTTTGCGCGATTCTGATATTTTTCTACGAGTTTCTATACTAACAATTTTTCTTTTGTTTCCACCTGCCTCGATATTATAACCATGTGGTGTTAGTGTGTTTCTAGTAGAAATTTCGAGAATTTCACTGGAATCTAGTTCTTCTCTCCATCCCGGTCTTTCGGGTATTTCACATATAGTTGAAAACTCAAAGTTACTAATATCGTGTTTATCAAAAGCTCCTTTTAAACATCCGGTGGGGCGCCGTTTATGCTCGGCCCATCTGATATTGACTTTTTCACACTTGGTCTGCCCTATATAAGCTTTCCCATTAACCTTATTTGTGATCATATAAATCCATCCCATACTAACATAAGCTGATATTTTTTTTATACCAAGTGTACTCTTTGACCATGCCGAACCTGTGCCCGGATTTTTCATAGATCAATTTGGAAACGAAATTGAAAGTCACCAGGTTCCTAGACTTTTGTTCGGGTCGACATAATTTCAAAACAAATTTCACTTCCAGAGACCCTGACCGAGGGAGACTGGATCGTGTGGCCGCGCATGGGGGCCTACACGTCGGCGGCCACGACCCGGTTCAACGGGATTCCGTTCAACGAGCGGGACATAAAGTTCACAGACGTCTAATCTACAATGGAAGTTGACGAGCTCAAGGGTTTAGTGATTTTCATAGGAATTGTAGGCGCGTACACGTTCGTACTTCTGGGGTGCCTAGAGAGGCGTCTCAAGAAGGTGGCTGCAGTTATAGATGACGCAAAGTATGTAAATTAATGAACACATCACCCAATGTGATGTAGGACAAATGCCAAAAATCCTATAATAGTGTCCAGAAGCAGAACCTTCCACGCGTGCTCCTCGACACCCATGAAAGCCAGTACCGCAAACAAGCCGTACATAAAGGCGTGGACTGGACGGAGGTCGTTCCACCAGATGACCTGACCACCCACTTCGATCCCCGTCTTGCGCCAGCCATTGATGTAAATCAGTGTGAATCCAACTGAAATGGCTAGAGCAAGGAGTCCGAGCCACGGGAGGAGCGCTGGGAACCGATACGCGGCGTACGTCAAACCGAGACGGGCTCCCATACACCCGATAAGGAACATCAACATCCGCTTGAGCTCCATAGTACTGTAGACGTGGAAATTATATAGAGCCAGGGAACCCTTGAACATTAAATGATCAGCCCTGCTCTTTGCAAGGTGTGCCTGTACTACAACCCCGGTGACAAGACGTGCGGACGATCAGTCGTTGCCGCCGCTCCCGGAAAGCTCTATCACGACTACGCAAAGATTGTGCGCTACGACAAGAAGCGATGCGGGCCCAGGGGCAAGTGGTTCGACCCGTTGATGGGACCGGATGGCCTCTCAA